AAGTTCCAGAGTATACTATATATCCCTCGTTTAACAAATCTAAACACAGACGATATTGTTGACTCTCTGTTAGAATATCAGTGTTAGGTTTATATGTCAAATAATTAAAAAGGAATGGTAACTTTTTTTTATTTTTATTAATAAAATAATTTTTTAAAAATGTTGCATGTTCTTCATTAAATGCATCTGTAACCTCACCAATATTATGACTCACACCTACTTTACTAGCGTATGATGCAAATGCACGATTGTCTCTTGGAAAACAAGGACCACCAAAACCAAATCCATAATTTAAATATTTTTTACCGATACGTTTATCTGCACCAATAGACATTAATACACTATCAATCTCATCTTCCATACCTGATAATGTAAGAACTTCTCCTAGCATATTGGCATAACTAATTTTTGTGGTAAGAAAACAATTGACAGCAATCTTAGTGACCTCTGCTGCTTTTGTACTCATAAAATAAATTGATGGACTAATAAATCCCATCTGTATTTTTTCATATATCTGTGATAATTCTGACTTATGTTTTCCATCTCCACCAAGTAATACCATATCAGCATTTTGTAAGTCTCTTATGATAGAACCTTGTGCAATAAATTCTGGGTTGTAAAATATATCAATACCTGTATCTTTTAATGCCTCTTGGAAATCATTACAATCACCAGGATTTGTGGTGCAACCTATTACTAATGATTTTTCATCTAATAATATTGGAATATCTTTAAAATCATCTATAACTTTCCATACCGCACTTACATCATAACTTCCATCTGCAAGAGAGGGTGTTGCTACAAGTGTGAATATCAAATCACACTCTGATATAACTCTGATATTATCAGTGGTAAATTCAATGCTCTTTGCATCAGAAAGATACTGTTGAACTTCTGGTTCAGCAGTATCAATAATACCTTTCTGTAAACTATTAATATAATCTACACGATTATCAGATGCAAGGACTTCATACCCTGCCTTTTCAATCAATAGAGCAAGGCAGATTCCTAATCTACCTGCTCCAATTAATCCAATTTTCATAATTTAAATGTAGGGATAGGCTCCATTTTATGTTTGTTTTGTGTGTTGAATTTTTCTAAAACTGCAACACCAGGTCCCGCACCTGTTTCCATTGCTTCTTCTAACTCTTCATAAGATGCACCTAATTGTGATTCATCTGTGCGAGAGTCATCCCATAGTCCATCAGTTGGTTGTGCATCAACAATACGTTGATCTACTCCAAGGTATTCACCTAATTCCCAGACTTCCGATTTATAAAGGTCAGCAATAGGGGCGATATCAACACCACCGTCACCATACTTAGTATAAAAACCGACTCCATAATCCTCCACTTTGTTACCTGTTCCAACTACTATACCACCAACTGATCCTGCAATCTGATATAGAGTTACCATACGCATACGTGATTTAGTATTTGCATTTGCATGAGCACTTGCAGTAAATTCTTTTTTATTATAATGCTGTGCTTCAGACCACCATTCAACTGACTTTAAGAAACTTTCATATACACTTGAAAGTTCTATTTCAATTCTTCTAACATTATCATACTTTGCTACTAATGCTTTTGAGTGAGCATCAGAGAGTTTTGAGTTTTCAAATTTAGAATCAAGAGGCATACACACAACATAAGTGGGTAGTCCTGTTCTTGCACATAGTGAGGAAACAACAGCAGAGTCAATTCCACCTGATACTCCTACTACAAATGCATCTATGTCATTATCAAAGTAATAATCTTTTAACCATCCAACAATTTTATCTGTTAGATCTTCATAACTATCAATTCGTATCATTTTATCCAGAGGCTAATAATTCTAGTTCTTGTTCTGATTGTAGCACATTTTCTTCTTGTGTGCTGTATAATTGCAAACATATCCAATTGTATGTTTTGCGTATTCCTTCTTCGAGTGATTGAGAATAATCCCAACCAAGTTTTTCTCTTACAAGGTCATTGTTTGAGTTGCGTCCACGAACACCAAGAGGAGCATCAAGTATATGTTGCTTTTCAACTTTCTTGTTTGCAACCTTCGCTGCTGTCTCAACCAACTGATTGATAGTAACCATCTCTTCTGAACCTATGTTTACAGGTCCTAAGAAGTCTGATTGCATCAATCTCCAAGTTGCTTCGATGCATTCATCAATGAACAGGAAGGAACGAGTTTGTAAGCCATCTCCCCACACCTCGATGGTTCCACCTTGCGGCGAGAGTTGAGCCACTTTGCGACAGATTGCTGCTGGAGCCTTTTCTCTTCCTCCATCCCACGTTCCTTCTGGTCCGAAGATATTATGGTAACGAGCAACCCTAACAGGAATATCATAGTTGCGATTATAAGTGAGATATAACCGTTCACTGAAGAGTTTTTCCCATCCATATTCGGAATCAGGGTTGGCAGGATAAGCGGACGTTTCACGACAATCTGGGTTGTTAGGGTCTAATTGATTATGTTCTGGGTACATACACGCAGAACTCGAATAGAATATCTTTGTTTGATTTACTTTCTTATCTTTATTAAGTTTCTTTTGCTCTTCTAAAAGATTTAGATTTATAGAAGCAGAGTTATGCATAATATCTGCATCATTCTCTCCCGTAAATATAAATCCTGCACCACCCATATCAGCGGCAAACTGATAGATTTCATCAAATGGTTCTAAAAATTTGTCTACAATTTGTGCGTAGTAATTACCAGTGAATCCACCAAAACGAATTACTCTACGAACAATTTCTACATCTCTAAGGTCTCCACAAACAAATTCATTTGCTTCGGTCCTAGAAAACTCAGGGTATTTAAGGTCAACACCTCTTACCCAATACCCTTCTTTACGCAGTCTTTTCACCATATGACTGCCAATAAATCCACCTGCACCAAGAACAAGTGCGGTTTTTTTGTACTCTCTCATATCCTATATGAATAGTCGATCAATATATTTAGTATAAGAAATTTAGGGTTGTTTGTCAACTCTCCCATAATCATCTTGTAGTCTTACAATATCTTCTTCATCACACTTTCCTCTCTGCACTTCGATAAATGTTACACCATCAGGACTTGCCTCCATTCGATGAATTGCTTTCTTAGCAATAAACATGTCATCACCATCATTCATAATGAAAACGTTATTATTTACAATCGCCTTACCAGAACCATCTACAACTGTCCAGTGCTCATCACGATGATGGTGATACTGTAATGATAATTTTGTATTTGGTTTTAGATAAATCTTTTTCACCTTATAGTTCTTACCCTCATCAAGAGTAATAAACCATCCCCACGGTCTAAATTCAAACTTTTTCATTATTATTTTTAAGTGTTATACACTCTCAAGGTGATCTTCTAATTCTTTAATTAGTTTAGATTTACTATATCTACGATCTAATTCGATCCCAACAGTGCGACCATATTCTTCAAGTTCAACTTTTGACATATCAGAAAAGTCTTTGGTATCAGAAAATGCATCTGCAATTTCCTCTTCTGGTCTGGGTGGTTCCTCTACTACAGGAGTAGATGGTTTTGGAATCTCAGTTATAGGAGTCTTTCCAGCTAATAAATCTCCAAAATGTGACATTTTACTATACTATAATGTTGTATGATTATTTATCACAAACATAGCAAGGCACTCCTGCAGGATCTAACCACTTTGTATATTCAAAATCTTGAATAGCTGTTTTCATCTGCATCCAATTATCACAAAGATACATATCTTTGTAACCATTATAATTATTCCACTTCTGAATACGATAGTCTGGTTGACCATTCTCAAGTAGATCAGGCATTTTTACATACCTATAGGGATCATTTTGGCGAATCACTTCAATCATAATAAAATAGTATATACTTTATTATATACAATTTACTATTCTAAGTCAACACCCATCATTATTTTCTGTAATATGCACACGAATAATCTCATCGTCTAGTGTTTCTTCATCTACTAGACCCTCACTCTTTAACTTATCGTAACTATAACAACCCTCGAAAGATGGTCTGACCTTTGTGTGTTCCATTGCTAACATATACCGTTAATATATGTATATTAGATTCCATTCCAGAAAGTATCCACTGGTGCTTGCATATTTCTTGCCATAAAAAATAATGCTAGGTTACATAAAAACCAAGCAAGATTTGCTACCCAAGCCTGTTTCCAACAATATTTTCTATTGCTTTGCACGATATACATATTCCTTTCATTCATTGTTGCATCAACGGATAGAGGTCTAAACTTAAGAACCTGTTCTAATCCTAATGCAATTACAAAGCCTACTGCAAAGATAAAGAAAGTAAAGTTAAAAAAACTTGAGGTGTAAAGTAAGAATGAAATCATCTGTTAAGTGCTAATACGTTTCCGTCATCGTCATCATCATCGTCATCCTCTTCAAGTTTCTCTCTGATCTCATTGATGCGTTCTTGTAGTGAATTGTATTCATCAAGATCACAACTTTTGAAATCAACAGTCATCACTTGCTCACCATTCTTAGGTGCTTCTGGATGAGGTGTGTATGCTCTCATAGCATTACTATAAGAGTTAACTGGTCTTTTGTCAAACTCTGCCAGTGTGGATGACATAGCCTTCCACATAAATGCGAAGGTCATCCCTACTATCCCTGCAAAAAATGTCAGGTATATAAAAACTGTAATATCGTTCATCTAAAATTGTTCTGAAATATTTTTTGAATAGGAACTTGTTTTATCTTATCTATTATGTCAGTTTCTATTCTTTCCAAAATATTTATATCAATGTGCATGAATGGTGGAATAATTCCAAGCATTCTTAATAATCCATCAACGAACAATGCAAGGGTTGTAAATCCTAGAATCATACTGATGACAGTTGCATCACGATTGTGCTTTGCCATTGACTCCTCATCAATCGCTCTTGCTTCAGCAACTGATTTATTAATCGCTGCTTCAATTAGTAGATTGACTTCTTCCTTTGTATAGAAGGTTCTACTTTGTGATTCGAGTTTCGTTACAGTTGATACTGGAAACTCTTTGATTAGTTTTTGAATCATAGTTTTTTTATTTATTCGGTTTCCACCCTACCATAATCATCTTCTAGTCTTATTATGTCGTCTTCATCACATTCGCCAATTTGTGTTTCAATGAATACCAAATCTTCTGTGCCACCTGCTGTTGCTCGGTGAATGGCCTTTGGTAGTATAACCCAATTAGAACCAACGGATACATCATATTCCTTTTCGTTGAGTGTAATTGTTCCAGTTCCACTTACTATAGACCAGTGTTCTGTTCTCTTCTTATGATACTGTAAAGAGAATCGCTGATAAGGATACACAACGATTCTCTTAACTTTATATCCCCTTTCGGGAACATCTAATAAGATCTCGTATGTTCCCCAAGGTTTTTCTACTATCATCTACTTCTAAAAATAATAGGGAGGGTGGTTGGAATCCTGTATACCAACAAGAGATGGGCATTTCTACAGTTTAGAAATCATCTCTGCCTACAACCCGACTGGTAAGTCGATTCTCCTTTCGGAGCAGCACCACCTGTGTCTCATCACCTTAACCAGCTATATGCCAGTAAGTTTATTCAGTCACTCCCAACGTAAGCGTCCTTACATTTTTAATATAACACACTACTATTTAGTTGTCAAGCGTTTCTCTCAACTTACGAATTGAACCCTTTAAATTATCAAACATCTGTTCTACAGTTGCACCTCTAGGCATACCCATCTGTCTAAGTGACTCTCTCATATTCTCTGCAACCAACATCGCATCTTCATCCTTAGAAAGTTTACATCTAAAGTACATGAGTTTCTGTTTCTCTAATAACTCTTCAATCAGATCAAGTTGTTCCAACTCATCCTCTTCATATCCAGTTACAGAGGCAAAAGCTGTGTCAATAATACTACTTGTGATTAAGTCTTGGAGTTCTTTAATTTCCTCAAGACTGGCTTGAACCATCTCTGAATCAAAGAATTCACTACTAGAATCAAACTTCATTTGACAACAATCTCCTTTAGTGTTTGTTTGTACTTTTTAAGGTTAATATTATTTAACAAAAACGGCTTGTATTTGTCAAGTTTCATACTGACGGTTTTCCATACAAAGTCATCTAACTTTTCATCAAAGTCTTTTTTGTATCCTAGCATACCATCGAGTATCACTAATGTTTCTGTTGTAATATTTTTCTTTAAATGTTCTTTGATGATAATTGGGTGTTTACCATTCTTACATTCAAACAAAGAGTTAAAATCGTTGTCATTACAAATCTGCATCATCTCTTGTTTGAAAAGATAATTTAGACTTTGTATTTTTTTCTTCCAATCATTATACTTATCCTCGCCCGTCTCTATAATTTCTCCTATCCACATTCTTTGTGGGTCATCACACTGAGAGAATATAGCAGTGAAGTAATCTACAATATCTTCATCTTTCTTTTGACGAGACATCTTTTCAAAAAAATATTTGTCTTTTCTCTTATTAAATGATGTGGTGGTTGCGTTTGTTTTACCACCATACTTAAAATAATCAAAGTTATCCTTCGTAAAATGATTCTTGAATGCTAGATAAGTTCTGTAGCAATCAAAACCAGTCATAAGGGCAGTTTTGCTCTTGTGGTACGTTTGAGATAGTTGAGTTCTGTAGCTTCCCATTTCAACTTCTCCTTGAGTGGTTTTGAAATGAGTTTGGGAACGGATTCAACGTCAATAGCATTTTGCTCACAATAATGTACGATAGCATCAATATAACCTAGATTGTCATTCTTGACAATAGCCTCTATGTCCTGTGCAAATTGTGCTGAACAGAGAAACTTTTCTTTAAGAGCTTTGTTGATGTCACCCATTAACCACCATTCGGTTTTCGATAAAGTTTTTGACATATTTTACCAATAATTTAATGTAATCACCTTTGTTTCTTTTATCATAAACTTTGACCTCACCATTTGGTGTGACCATGATTGTGATAAGTTTTTGGATAGGAATTCCAGTCAGTTCATAATACATACAGGCATATGCAACCTCTTGAACAAAGTATTGTTCAATCCATTCTTCTGGTTTAATCTTTTTCGAGGTCTTAAAATCAATAACAGCGAGTCCACCATCGTATTCAGCGATGCAATCAACTCTTCCTGCCAGACCAAGGTATTCAGAATAAAGTGTGCGTTCTATTGCGTGTATCTTTCCTATCTTGTCTAAACTTGACTTTGCACTGTGAAACATGAACTGAGTTAGTGGTTGGTAATCATTCCAATCTAACTCTTTGTTTTCAAGATAGGCTTGTGCAGCTTCATGAAAGTCCGTACCACGCCGAGTTGCCTCTTTTGTGACACGATCTGCTTCTTCATTCCCGACTCTCTTTCTCCATTCACGAAACACCTCTCGATTATAGAAACTAGTCACAGAGGTGATAGAAGGAACCCATTCATTGCTGGGTAACTTATATAGGCGAAGTCCGTCGGTCTCTTTTTTCTCTAATTCCAAATCACCTAAGTGATTTTCAACAATAAACATTACATACCCATAGCCATTTTACGAATAAGATATTCTCTCACAAGGCCAGAACGAACAATGTCATTGACATTAAATTCTATCATTGCAAAGTCTTCAGGCATTTGTTCGATGATCTTCATGAAATCAAGAATGCCATTCTTCTCGTTAGTTTTTTGTAAGTCAGTTTGA